ATGTTTGCACGCATCGGTAGGTATAAAGATGATGATACAGAAAGAGATATTGAAATTGTAATTCATCCATATGATACTTGGAACATGGATCATACTCTTGCTCTGATTGTTCTACCGATGCTCAAACAACTCAAAAAAACCAAACACGGTGCACCATTCGTTGATATGCCAGATCGTCCAGAGCATCTTCAGTGTTACAAAGAACCAGAAGATCATGAAACCGACAAGTTTCATTTTCAAGCATGGGACTGGGCATTAGATGAAATGATTTGGTCTTTTCAGCATGAAGTTGATGACGATTGGGAGTCTCAGTTCTTTGCAAATGAAGAATCGCAACACACAATCAAAGAACTAGAATTCAAAGGGGTTGGTTCATGCCAACTTCGACTCTTTCCAGACGAGTTTGGAGAGACGGAAGACTACGAATTGTATGAGTTGGTTCGTAACGATAATGCTTCTCGTTTCGATAAGGAAGGTTACAAAAAATACTCTGAACGAATCGCAAATGGGTTCCGATTATTCGGTAAATATTATCAGTCACTTTGGGACTAAAAAAAGGGGTTGACTATGAGTAGTTATACGGTTACAATACAAGAAGATGAAAATGGCGATCTAATTCTGCCCCTGCCTGATGAGATGTTGAAGGAACTTGGGTGGGGTGTAGGAACGACATTATATTGGCGTGTGGATAAACACAACCAATCAATTATATTAACAACAGTATCAGATGATGAAAGAGGTGGATATGGAGAATACTACAAATAAACGAGAGAACTTAAAGCGAGTTCTGCAAAACAGCATTATGAGTGTAACCTTTAAAAAGGTGAGTGGCGAGGAGCGAGTGATGAAATGCACACTTGATCCTAATATCATTCCCCCAGCAACTAAGACAGATCCTCTGTCTCAGGAAAAGGTTCGTAAGATTAATGAGGAAGTGCTTCCTGTTTGGGATGTAGAAAAGGAACAGTGGAGATCTTTCCGACTAGATAGTATTATTAACATTGAACAGGCAGTATAATGGGATTGAATATTATTGACGACACGGATACCGTGTCTCTTGGACCAAGTGAAGACGGCACTTATAAGGGTGCTATGGGTGGAACTGAAATGATGGATCTTGCTCTAAAGGAGCGAGTTGATCAGAAAATGTTAGATCAGTTTAACATCATCAAGTCACGAGTTCGCAAGGTTGATGAGGACAAACCAAATATCCTTTGGTTACACGACTTGTGGAATGATCCTGAGTCACAACATCTTAAAGATCCAGAACAACGGAAACGATTTTCTAAGTTGGTGTTTGTATCCAACTGGCAACTCTATTCATATCATTTGGCACTTGGTGTGCCTTATTCCGAGTCTGTTGTCATTCAGAATGCGATTGAACCTATTCCTTTTAGGGGCAAAGACAAAGACAAGATTCGTTTGATCTATCATACAACCCCACATCGTGGGTTAGAAATCCTTGTTCCAGTATTTGTTAAACTTGCTGAACACTTTGGTGATCAGATTGAATTGGATGTGTTCTCATCCTTTGAAGCATACGGTTGGAAAGAACGAGACAAACCATACGAGCAATTATTTGAGGTTTGTAAGAAACATCCACAGATCAATTATCATGGATACCAACCCAATGCGGTAATTCGCAAAGCACTAGAGAAGGCACACATCTTTGCTTATCCTAGTGTTTGGCAGGAGACTTCTTGTATTGCTGCAATTGAGGCATTGAGTGCTGGTGTTAAGGTAGTGTGTCCAAACTTTGCTGCACTCCCAGAAACGACTGGTGGGTTTGCAACTATGTATCAATGGCACGAGGATATGAATGAACACGCACATCGCTTTATGCATGTGTTGGGGCAGACTATCCAAACTTTCATCGATGCTGATGTGGATATTATTAACAAGGAAATGCAATATCAGAAAGCATGGGCAGATGGACTCTACGACTGGGATGTTCGCAAGCATGAGTGGACTGGATTGTTGTCTGCAATCGCAGACCAGAAAAAAAGTGCTTGACATTTTTCTCGAGTGTAGTAGAATCGATCTGTAAGTTGAGAGAAAGGTATCTACTATGAACCGTAAAACGATTGAAAAGCAACTGCGTTCTGAAGCAGGTCTTGAAGAACCAAAGAAGAAGGTTCGTCGTCGTCGCAAACCAATGACTGAAGAGCAGAAGAAAGCAGCAGCAGAGCGTCTTGCGAAAGCACGAGAAAAGAAGATGAAGGAGAACCCTCCTGAAATGAAGAGTGTTCATCCTGATGTGCTTGCATTAGACGATGACCATCCATGGTCTTTGAAGAATGTTCGTCAGTGGATTAAGACGCAGAAAGAATTACTGTCAGCAGAACGAGCAGCAGTTCGTGGTAATGTAAAGGGTGCTCTTGCTAAAGCAACCAATCACGAGGGATACATCCGTAATCTTCAAACTTGGATTCGCACTGGAACTTACATTGATCTGTTCTATGGGGAATATATGCAAAACAAAGTGAAGAATGTTTGCGTTAAACTGGCATACTATGAAGACGGAACACCGAAACGGAATCACGGAACTTTCTATCCTGATATTGGGTTGACATGGGACTCTTTAACGATGGACGAGAAAGATTACCGCACCGACTGACTATATACTATGTAAACTAGATGAATGTGAGAATATACAATGATACTGTTAGACTTGAATCAGGTTATGATCTCAAACCTGATGATGCAGTTGGGAAATAATTCTAACCAACTAGATGAAGGATTGGTTCGACATATGGTGCTGAATAGCATCCGTCTATATCGATCCAAGTTCAAAGAGTTTGGGAATCTTGTCATCTGTTGTGATGATAAAAACTATTGGCGAAAAGATGTTTTCCCATATTACAAAGCACACCGCAAAGGAGATCGTGAAAAGTCAGATCTTGACTGGTCACTAATCTTCGAATCCCTGAATAAAATCCGTGACGAATTAAAGGAAAACTTTCCCTATCGTGTTCTTCAAGTAGAGCGAGCAGAGGCAGACGACATCATTGGTGTCCTGTGTAAACGGTTCGGCACTACTCTGAACAATGCTGATTCGGAGAAGATCCTTGTATTGTCTGGAGATAAAGACTTTGGGCAATTGCAGAAGTATGCTAATGTGGAACAGTTCAGTCCTATCACTAAGAAATGGATTCGTATTTCTAATCCTGATAAGTTTCTGAAGGAGCATATCCTGAAAGGCGATCGTGGTGATGGTGTTCCAAACTTCCTATCCAATGATGCTTGTATCATCAATAAGGAGAGGCAGAAACCATTAGCAAGCAAGAAACTTGCAGTGTGGGTTGAACAAGAACCAGCAACATACTGTAACGATGTAATGCTACGCAACTGGCATCGCAATAATGCTCTTGTTAATCTCGATATGGTTCCAATGGAATACCAGAAAAAGATTAATGAAGCATACGACAACTATGTGATACCAGATCGAAAAGGATTGCTAAATTACTTTATCAAAAACAAACTAAAACTATTGACTGAACACATCGGAGAATATTAATGAAATTTAGAAAAACCTTCCATGAAGTTTTGAAGGAAGTCCATAATGCTAAAAGTAAGAAAGAGAAAATTAATGTTCTCCAGTATTACTCTTGTGCAGAACTGAAACAGGTTCTTGGATATACCTTTGATCCTCGAGTAAAGTGGTTGTTGCCTGATACTCCAGCACCATATAACCCAGCACCGAAGTCTGCGGATCTTCCAACTCTACACGCAGAGTTGCGTCGATTAGATTTATTCGTAGAGGGAACACCTCGTGCTATGAGTATGAAACAAGCAAAACGAGAGCAGATCTGGATCGAGATTCTGGAAGGAATTGATTATCGTGATGCTAAATTGTTGGCAGCAATGCCATCTGGAAACCTACCGTATAAGGGGTTGACTCGCAAGTTGGTGGCAGAAGCATTTCCCCAACTTGCGGTCGGTTGGTTTTAAATACGACAGGAGTTTATGGTGGATATGGACTTGCAACCTTCCGAGGCATTTGGTCTCTTCGCTGTTCCGATTTATAAAACGACCTTGACTAAGGCAGTGTTTAACGATATAATCGAAGCAGTTGAGACAAGTGGATGGCACGAAGGAACTGAGAAGAACTTCATCTCTAAAGATAAGTTTATTCTCAACCACCCAAAGTTAGAAGATTTAAGAGAAGAGGTGAAGATGCACCTCGACAATATGATGGTTAATTCTTGGAAAACAAAAATTAAAATGACAATAACTCAATCATGGGCAAACAAGAACCCAAAGGGAACTTCCCATGTTGAGCATACCCATCGCAATAGTATATGGAATGGTGTGATTTTTCTAAAAGATCACCCAACACCTATGACATTCCGAGATCCTAATCCATGGAAAGATTTATGGGATATGGAACAGGAGACTACGGAGTCTAATTGGGCAAACAGCAATCTTGCCCATATCACCCCAAGAGAAGGGATGTTGGTAATGTTTCCGCATTATCTCCATCATTCGGTTGGAGTAAACCAGTATGAGGACACGAGATATTCCCTCGCATTCAATACTTGGTTTGGTCAATCTTTTGGGAGTGTTGGTAAACTCACATATATTGGAGCGGATTATGTCCAAGAAAAACAAAAACTTTTTTGAAGATGATTTTGAATTTCGCAAAATCAGAAAAGTTGAAGGAAAGAAAAAAGTCAATCTCAAACGATTCATGGAATACTACGACAGTGGAGAAATCGATGAGGTTGAATTGGAGGAAATGTTAGAAGATGAGCAACATCGCATTCGTAATCGGTAACGGAACAAGTCGTAAAGGACTTGATTTAAACCACCTTGTTGGCAACGGAACAATCGTTGGTTGTAACGCATTGTATCGTGACTTTATGCGGTGGGATATGCTGGTTGCAATTGATGATGGTATGATCGAAGAGGTTATGCCATTGATGAAAAGTTTAGAGGATGGTCGCATTCAACAGATTCGAGTTCCACCCCCAGAAGAACGGTGGGAGGATCCTGAGTATAGTCCAACGACTAGACGCAGATCAAATGCTGGTATGAATGCAATGCGTGAAGCAATTCGAGATGGGCATGATATTCTTTACTGTCTTGGATTTGACTTTATCCTTGAGGGTGATATTTCAACCGACAATCTCTACAAAAACACTAAGAACTATGGACCAGAAACTCATGCTAGAGAAGAAGATAACTACTATCGAATCAAGTATCTAGAATGGTTTTGTAATAAATACTCTGACACCAAGTTCGTTTTTGTGATCCCTGATGGTGTCAAGACTAAACCAGTCGAAGTAGAGAATCTCGTTGGTATGACAATGTCAAAGTTCAAAACTAAGTTAGGAGTAACATAGTGTTCACATTAGAACAAACTATTTTAATCGGATTACTGCTTGTTGCAGCAGTCTATTTCTCATACCGCAAAGGGCAAAGGGATATGGTGGAGTTCGCTACTGCCAAGACCCTTGAGATGCTTGAGGAACATGACCATATCCGAGTCGAGAATAATGTGGTTCAGAAGATTCAGGATGTGGTAAATCAGGAGATAATCACCTATGTCAACGAGTCTCGAGACACCCCAAGAGCATAAAAAAGTATTATTTTTTTCAACTTTTTTGTAAGTGCCTGTTTTTACAGGCATTTTTTTTGTGTTTTTTTGCAGAAAAGTGTTGACATTAATCTCCAATGTGGTATACTGTATGTGTAAGTTGAGAGAAAGAGAGAGTAATGAAAAAAATAGAAGAAATCTGTGACGATGTGATTGAGTTTGCGGGTTATGTCTACGAATTCTATGGTAAAGGTGGCATCTATGATATGGGTGCGACTGGCGATCAAATTCTAAAAGCGACTAAACTGTGTTGGGTGAAGTTCGG